AGAGCACTTATTGATAATATAAAAAGCACAAGCACGATATAAAGTTGGTTGAGTATAGTCATTTACAAGTTCCTTTGCCTCTAAAAAAAGACCCTTGGCAGAAGCGGGGTCAGGATACCGGGACTTCAGTTCTTGAAGTCGTTTGTATAAAGAATATCCATCATCCCGTAAGGTCGTCCAGAAGTTGACCAGAGGTTCATAGAAGTCATTCACCCAGATGTCTAGATGAGGATATTTCTTTGTAATATGAATAGCAACACTACCGCCACCAAGAAATGGTTCACGGTATTCTTTATATTCCCGAAGGTCAGGGAAGTATGGATCCATCTTGGTGCAAGCACGGGACTTGCCACCAGGATACCTGAGAGGTGTTTTCAAAGACTTCATTTAAACTCACACTCCACCATAATTTCTGTCAGACATGCAAGCATGTTTATTTCTTGGTCCGCGACGAAGGCAGCTTGATACTGATACTTAGCAAGCACAAGCACAGCAGCAGGAATGCTAGAGTTGCTGAGGGCATCATATAGAGCATCATAGATGCGGCGAAGGAGTACAGTAGTATCGTTATCCAAATTAGAAACGACCCACTTGCGTACCTCAGAAAAGTCTTTTTCTTTGAGTTTTTTAACGAGATCATTTACCTTTACGTCGGAGAAGTGTGCAAGAATACCCGCATCAATTTTACCCCCCGACGAGTATCGCTGACACTCATTAAGAACACGACGCCAGTCAGGGAAGTGTTTATTGATTAGTTCTACCAGGACCTTGTTATCATATTCAACACCCTCTGTATCCAAGATTTGTTGGATACGTTTGAAGAAGTGGGCGGCGATGGCGGGTTTTTGCTTTCCTCCGATGGAGAACTCGACGACGGCACATCGGGAGTGGAGGGGTTCGATGATTTTGTTTTTATAATTACAGGTAAAGATGAATCTGCAGTTGCCAGAAAACTCCTCAGTAAACGCCCGTAGTAGGAGTTGTACATCATTGGTTGTGTTATCTGCTTCATCGATGATGATGATCTTGGGTTTGCCAGATCCTTGAAGTGAGACGGTCGAAGCGAAATTTTTTGCATTATTTCTGACCGTATCAAGAAACCGTCCCTCATCCGATCCATTGATGACATAATAGTCTACTCCCAGTTCGTGACACAATGCCTTGGCGACAGTGGTTTTACCACAACCTGCGGGACCTGCCAACAACAGGTTGGGAACCTCTCCTTTATCTAGGAAGTTTTGAAAGGTCTCCTTAATATTTGTTGGTAAAATACAATCTTCAATCTTTTTGGGGCGGTATTTCTCCACCCACAGAAATTCATCACGCATAATGTAAAAGGTTTAATCAACCAAAGGTGGAGTCAGGTTCCAGAGCGATGTAATAAGTCAGGTCGTGGTTCTTGGAAGTAAAACGAGACAGAAGTTTCTGAGATACAACTACATCATAAGTTCCAGGAAGGATCTTGATGTTCTCAACTTTGAAGTTGAAAGAGAAGTTATTATCAGTCTCACCCACTACTTCTTCGTGAGCGTTAGATGTGTCGTTCTTCTTATCACGCACTACCAGTTTAACCACACCGTTCTCACCAACAGCAGAGAAGTCAGGCAGTTGATACACTGCTGCTGCTTTCAGCAGTCGCTCAAGAACTGTGGTAGAGAGTTCAAAGCAAACGTCCTCACTAGGAAGTTCAATCGCTTTGTCAGGAGGGGTCACAATGACGGAAGGGTCTGCAAAGAAATACTTTGAGCGAGACCGACCTTCACGAATAACAACGTAACCGTCAGCAGCAAAGTCCAGTTCAGGTTTCTGGTGCAGACTCAGACCGTTGAGGAACTGGTTCAAATCATAGATGCCAAAGTCCTTAGAGAACTCTTCAGTGATAGTTGCTTCGGCAAGAATATTCTTCATCACACTGATAGTGCGAAGTTTGCTACCCTCTTTGAAAAGAATAGATTGGTTGATGGAAGAAAAGTTCTTGAGCAGGGAGAGGGTAGAGTCAGACAGTTTCATAGATGGACGGGTTTTCATCATCATTGAGGATAGGTTTCACGTTGTGCATTTTTGTCGTTGAAATGCATCAGAAGCACAGCATAGTGCAGAATCTTCATGATGTCACGTCGGGCGGTGCCTTTCTTATCATAGCGAGAGGCATACTTGAGGATGTTGCTGCGGCAGAAGGATTCACCATCACCACACGCTTCAATCAGATCAAGCGTTTGAATTTTATCATCACCAGCAGAATAATGCTGGTTGTAAGTTCCGTTGATATAATCTTTTAGTTCTTTGAGAATATCTTCCTCATCATATTTGTATTTCTTAGCGGGAATGAAAGTATCCTCATTCAGTCCACCAACAACCCGAGAACTGGTGTAGTTGACGTTGAGGTCAAGA